CATTTACTGGTCTATACATTGACCCACTGGCGCAATCATTTGCTTGTGATGATGTAACTGGTGTTTTCTTAACCAAAGTAGATGTTTACTTTAAAACAAAAGATTCCCAGTTACCAGTAACTTGTCAAATTAGAACTATGGAGTTAGGAACTCCAACAAGAACAGTTCTACCATTCAGTGAAGTTGTTTTAGAACCTGACAAAATTAATCTATCTAATGATGGTTCTGTTGCAACAACATTCACCTTTGAGTCTCCTGTTTACTTGGAAGGAAGACAAGAATATGCAATTGTTCTTCTTTCAAATTCAACTTCATATACTGTTTGGATTTCTAGACTTGGAGAAGTTGATATTAAGACTGCTAGCGGTCCAGAATCATCTCAAGTAATTGTATCAACACAACCTACTCTTGGATCTCTATTTAAATCACAAAACGCATCTACTTGGACTCCAAGCCAGTTTGAAGATCTAAAGTTTAAACTATACAGAGCTGAATTTGTAACTACTCCAGGAACAGTTAATTTCTACAATCCAATTCTAAATGAAGGAAATGCACAAATTCCTACATTAACTAGAAATCCACTAGATTTAATTTCGTGTAAGGTTAGGGTCGGATTAGGATCAACAGTTCAAGATTCTACTCTAACTGTTGGAAATAGAATTCTACAACCAAGCACTAATGCTACTGGTGTTTATGTTGGTGCTGTTGGTCTTGCCACCGATCTTTCCATTATCAATGCAGGTGTTGGATATACTCCCGCAACTGGTGGAACAACTTATACTAATGCTTCTCTAACGTCTGTAACTGGTAGTGGAAGAAACGCTACGGCCAATATTACCATTGCAAATGGTGTTGCGGTTGCAGCAACTATAAACAGCAGTGGTAGTGGATATCAAGTTGGTGATGTTCTTACTGTAACTCAATTGGGTATAACTTCACTAGGAAAGAATCTAAGACTTTCTGTTGGTGCAGTAAACTCCTTCAATGAACTTATTATTGATCAAGTTCAAGGAACATTTGCCACGGGAACTGGTGTTGGTAATACTATCAAGTATTATAATAATTCTGGTTCTCTAGTTGAACTAAATGCTTCAGTGGGAGGAAATGTTACTCTTACTTCTCCAGTAGTAACTGTAGATGATGGATTACATTTCAGAGTGAAACATCTCAATCACGGAATGCACTCTTCCTTAAATTATGTTACTTTATCAAACATTCTTCCAGATTCTTCACCAACAACATCATCGGCAGATATTTCTTCAACATTCACCGGACCATTGCAGATAGCAAGTTCTGCAAACTTTACAACTTTTGAAGGTGTTGGTGTAGGAACAACAAACCCTGGATATGCTCTTATTGGAAATGAAATTGTAAAGTATACCTCAGTAACAGGAAACACTCTTAATGTTGTTTCTAGAGGAATTGATTCTACGACGACTGAAGAGCATCTAAATGGTAGTTTTGTTTATAAGTATGAACTCGATGGCGTCTCACTTTTGAGAATTAATAAGACTCATAGACTTCAAGATGCTACTATATCAGATCCTGTTGGATTAGATTACTATTCACTCAGAATAGACAATACTGGTTCAACACAAGGTGCAAAAGTTATTACTAATAGAAGTGGAAGTGGTGCCAATGATATTAGCCCAGTTCTTAGATTTGCTATAACTAAGTCTGATGGAGGAACAAACGTAAAAGCAACTCAAAATATGCCTTTTGAAGTTCTTACTCCAATTGTTCAGACATTTATTCCTAATCAAACAAATATTGATGCTAGAGTAAGAACTGTATCTGGAAAGAGTATTTCTGGTTCGGAAATTTCATTTGTGGATAAGGGTTATCAACAGGTTTCACTAAGTGGTTTAAATTATTTTGATTCACCTAGAATTATTTGTTCTAAAGTTAATGAGGATAATCTTCTTGGACTTCTCCCAGGAAACAAATCCTTTAATATGATTTTATCTTTAAGAACCCTTGATCCAAGACTATCACCAATTATTGATACTACAAGAGTGAGTGTGATCACAACTTCAAATAGAATCAATCAGATTGTTGCTGATGATGCTTATGACACTGATGGAAGAATTAATTCTTTAACGACTGATCCATCAGCATTCATATATGTTTCTAAAGCAATTAGATTGGAAACACCTGCAACATCTATAAAACTATATGTAAATGCTGATGTTAATGTTTACTCTGATATAAGAGCACTTTATGCTATAGATTCTGAGGAAAATCCAAATCCAATCTTTATACCTTTCCCTGGGTATAATAATTTGAATAATCTTTTAGAGACACTTGATCCTTCCCAAAGTGATGGAAGACCAGATACCTTTGTTTCAAAGAATAGCAGTCTTCTTTTTGAAACACCAATCGAAGGATACCGAGAGTATGAGTTCACTGTAAATAATCTTCCTGGATTTAGATACTATAGAATTAAACTGATTATGACTTCAACAAATCAAGCATACGTTCCAAAAGTTAAAGATATAAGAGCCATTGCTCTGGCATAAGACTATGAATAACTACATTCCACTAAAAGAGAATTCAAATCTTTTAAGAGATCCTGAAACAAATGCTATTTTGAATACAAACAAAACTGAATATAACAATTATATTGCTATGAAAAATCGAAAGAATGAACAAAATGAAAAAATGGTTGAAATGGAACGAGAAATGATTAATATTAAAAATGATTTGAATGAAATAAAAGACTTATTGAGGAAGATAGCACAATGAACCCAGATGACATAGATCTTGAAAACATTACAAAAATGTTTGAATATGAAAAACACGCTAGGGATATAGATAGTATAGATGATATTGAAGTACTAAGAAATTTTTCTAAAATGTACATTAAATTATACCTAAAACAACAAGAAACTATATCTAAACTCTAATGGCACAACCATCTACAAGACAAGAATTAATTGACTATTGTTTAAGAAAACTGGGAGCTCCAGTTTTAGAAATAAATGTCGCTGATGAACAGATTGATGATCTTGTAGATGATGCCATTCAGTTTTTCCAAGAAAGGCATTTTGATGGCGTCTATCAAACATACTTAAAGTATCAAATAACCCAAGAAGACATCGATAGAGGGCGTGCTAAGGGCATCTCTGGTGTCGGAGTTGCCTCCACTTCCGCTACTGCAGGAATAGGAACTTTTAGTTACTATGAGAATAGTAATTACTTACAAGTTCCTCCTCACGTAATTGGAGTAAATAAAATTTATTCTTTTGAAGGATCCAACTCAATTTCGAGTGGAATGTTCAGCATTAAGTATCAGTTATTCCTGAACGATATTTACTACTGGGGATCTACTGAACTTTTAACATATTCTATGGTTAAGAGATATCTTGAAGATATTGATTTTCTTTTAACCACTCAAAAGCAAATTAGATTTAATAAGAGACAGGACAGACTTTACCTCGATATTGATTGGGCAAGTCTTGCTGTTGGACAATATATTGTTATTGATTGTTATAGAATGTTGGATCCTAGCGATTATTCGAGAGTTTGGAATGATTCTTTTTTAAAACCTTATCTCACTTCATTAATTAAGAGACAATGGGGTCAGAATTTAATCAAATTCCAAGGTGTTAAACTTCCAGGTGGTGTTGAATTAAATGGAAGACAATTATTCGATGATGCACAAAGAGAAATTGATACTCTGATGGAGAAAATGTCTTCTACTTACGAACTTCCACCTCTGGATATGATCGGATAAACATATGTTAAATCCATTTTTTCTCCAAGGTTCGGGTTCAGAGCAAGGTCTAATCCAAGATCTTATAAATGAACATCTTAAAATTTATGGTGTTGATGTTTATTATCTCCCAAGACAATACGCAACTGAAAGGAAAGTTATTGAAGAGGTGATAGAGTCTCAGTTTAGTTTTGCATATCCAATTGAGGCGTATGTTGATTCATATGAGGGATATAGTGGCCAAGGAACAATATTATCAAAGTTTGGTATTCAAGAACTTGATGATCTCACATTGATTCTTTCGAAAGAAAGATTTGAAAATTATATATCGGTTT